TCAGCATTAGTCTTACGTCTACCTGCAGTATATTTTATATCATAGTTTTGAGTTGCCAACGAACCTTTGTTGGCATCAAAGAAACCATCACCTGAGTCATCTCTATTACAATAGAATACAAGATCACCTTGCTTATCTTTTTTCTTACAAAAGTCTATGAGTTTAGTATGCTCAATATCATCGAATTCTCCACCATAGGAAGTAAAACTATCTCTGTAAGGTGGGTCCATAAAGTAGAATGCTTTGCCTCTAATGTTTACACATGCACTACGCCAATCAGTATGATATAGATCTGCCAACTGAAGAAACTTGTGCCACTCTAGTACGTTCTCTTTATCGTATACAGTGTCTTTTTGATTGAGTAACCCACAAGGAGTAGCAAACCTTCCCTGTGCGGCTTGTGTGCTCTGCCAGATACCATTAAACGCAGTTTTCATAAGAAAGTACAATGTAGCAGATTCTACCGTGTATGACCACTTTGTCCAATCTGTAGTATATTCTGTTCTAAGATCATAGTAGAAAGCTTTGCGTCCTGCCTTGTCCAAAGGTAAATATAAAGCACTAAGTTCATCCATTCGTTTTAAGAACAACTCACAGTCTTCTTTGATTGCCTTGTATATACCCATGATCTCATGCTTGACATCATTGATTACAAACCTCTTAACATCAGGACAGTTTTTATATATCCATATAGTCATAGCGCCACCACCAAAGAAAGGCTCGACAAAAGTGTCGTAGCCTGTCTTAGGAATATTAGGTGTTTCTAGGTATTTGGGGATCATCTTGTTCTTACCCCCTGCCCACATGTATAGTGGCTTCATATTAAATCCTTACGTTAACATAACCATCTGCAATAGCTTGTGTATCACCTTTCCGCACAAACTTAGGAGTGAACTTTAGTCCTAACTTTGAAACATCTGAAGTATCAGCAATGTTCACAATCTCTAACTTCTTATGATCAATATATATGATATTGTTCCAATCGTCAACCGACTGATATTGTGCCAATGCAAACTCACCAACTGCAGTGTTGAAAGCTTCAGGATCATCATAGCACACTTGTGCATGGGCCGCAAGCTCAGTAGTGTCACAACCGACATAAAGTTCTGCAAAGTAATCAGCATAGACCGAACTATCTTTTACTTCAGCAATATGGGCAGCAAACTTTTTCTTGTCACGCATACCAGGTTGAGTTCCGTTGAAATACTTTTTATTTAGAGTATCAACCAAACCCTTGTGAGTGACACCTGACTTGACAGGCTTCAGACTAGCACCATTCTTTTTGATTTCAACTTTATTGTCTTCACCAAAAACACCATCACTCTTGTTTGCAAAACGATAGTCACTAAAGATAAGAGGTAATGCTAGTTCTGCAGCACCAATACCTTTACCGTTGTTGTCCATAAGAATAGGGAATATAGCCATGAACAAAGGATCACACCGTAAAGGTCCACTGATTAGAGCATTTAGTGAACAACGAAAGTTTGTGTTCAGTATATTTGAATCTGTAAGATTCTCATCATTTTCTAGAAGACTCATTGTATGGTTTGCATCACCTATACCCTTGTAGTGGAAGTAAAACATGTATGCTTTAAAATCAGAACAAAAACGATCTGCAGCCGTATGGCCTGAGATACCACGGCTCTCTAGCAAAGTGTCGCAACGATCTTCAAAACTTTTAGCATCAAGTAGAATCATAATATAAACCTTTCATGTTACAGAATCAAACTAGCATAAAAAAAGAGGGTTGTCAACCCCCTTTATTTCTAAGTCCAATATAAGAACTCTTTAAGTTGCGGTTCCTTCCAACCCTCAGGTTTGAGAACCTTACCATCTTCACGTTTACGCACCTTGCCAGTTTCTTTATCAATCTTTGCAAAGTTTGTATCCATGACTTCTTTCCATGCTCCTTCACCATTCATACCACCTGCCCTAATAGCTCCAATAGTAACAACAAGGATATCAATCAAAGCATCAAGCTGTTCGACTTTATCATCAGCAGCAACAGCTTCTAATAACTCATCCATCTCTTCATCAATCAGAGTCAAATACATCTTGTAGTTTTCGGGTGATGGTTGTTGATCACATGCCTCTTGGAACGTGTCAATATCTTTAAATACATTAGTCATGGATGTGTCTCTACCCACCTATCTCTCATTCTGTTTAAATACCAAAGTGCCTTGTCAATATCCTCAAGACCGTTCTTACGTTCACATCGCCACACATATTTTAGAACATTTGCAGCGTGTGGTGCAATAGCTCCTGACATATTTTTTGTCATAGCTTCAATAGCATCAATCGCTTCAATATCAGTACTAGCATAATGCAATGGCGAGTTTACCATATCTGTCAAAGTAAAGTTCCTTCATAATGTGGATCTATTTGTTTTATACCTAAAGCCCAATTCTCAGCAGCATCTTCAACATATCTCATAGACTTACCATAGAAATATTCTTGATGAAACCATTTAGCCGAATCGGTCTTATAGTATTTAATATACAATAGTTCTTCTTTTAAGTCAATATGTATTTCACAATATTCTTCTTCATTGTCATGATAATATGTCGAAAGTTTTTTGCCCATTTAAATCTCCGATTCTATTTCTTCTATTAGATGATCTTTCATAGCCAAGATTTGATCTTTTAAATGTGGCTTATCCCACCATCTAAAGAGAACACAAATAGTAATACGTGGTACATTAGTATAGGCAGAATGCCAACAGTGATCAGGCTCATCTTTACCAAAGTGATAGTACCTAGCTTGCCATCCTGCCTTGTCTTCTAATCTTACAACCTTTTGAGTCTTCTTATCATAGTATTGAAAATAGCCATCACCTTTTTCAGACCAAGAAAATATAAACTGATATCCTGAGTTGGCTTCATTAGTGTGCCAACCAACAAAGCCCCCTTTAGGATAGTATAGAAAAACTGCATTATCATTTGCGCCAAGTTCTTGTATAAGTTCGTATCTTGAAAACTTGAAAATATCTTCTAACTCTTTGTTGTCAGGGTTTTCCTTATGTGCGGCTTCAACTGGATTGGAATAATGCTCCATAGGATGATTTGCGCCCTCAGGATTACTCATGTGCTTTTTAAGATAATCTAAAGATAAATATTTTTCACCGTCAGTTATTGCATCAGATGGAGAGTATAAAGCATTGCTATTGTTAAAAACGTGCTGGTTCTTAACAATAGTCGATTTTACATACTCTAGCTGATCAAGTATATTTTTATTACGCAGAACCAGTTCCGTCATCTACAAACTCCATTGCTTTTGGATATATAGCACTTATTGCTCTGGCAATTTCCACCGCCAAGTCTGCGTGTTCCTTTTGAGTCCCATTAGCTGAACGTAACTCGACATAATGTATCCAGGAGCGAATAGTACCATTAACATATAACCTACTAACCGTATTGCCTTCTGGTAGTACCGCTCTTGCCTGTTCTTTTGCGATTCCATTTTCGATTGCCCACTCATATGCTTGCATGGCAGCATGCCATACGTTGCGTTGATGTTGCTCCCAAGTTAGATGCAAGTTTGTATCGTCTGTGATAACACTGGCCTGTCTGTTCTTAGGATCTTGTAATCTTGCTTTTCTGATTACAACACTACTATCTAGGTCTCTAATATCAGCGTATCTTTGAGAAAACTCTTGAAATGAAAATGAACGGTGACGCAAAAGCTGCCTAGCAATATCACGTGTGGTTTCAACTTCAATACAAGCAGAAGCCATTTCGAAAGGTGACCAGTGCTTATGCTTGATCAAATAGTCTAACAACTTTGGTGTGGTCTTAGTGTTCGCTTGATTTGAAGGATTAGAAACTCTAGCACAATATGCAACTAGATCCTGAATATTTTCCAAACCCATAATCCCTGGTTCACCTGAGTGAACATGACGAACAGGTTGACTATATGATATAAGTCTTGCCTTCATTAACCTTGACCCCGATTCTTTTTGTAGCTACGCTTTTTACTTTTGTTCATGGAAGACATCTTCACGTTACGTTTGCCGATACTAGTCTTCTTTTTAAATGTTAAACCTTTTAGTGCCATTATTTACTCCATCTTAAAATCTTTAAATCGTTCTGCAGTGTCTGTTTTATCAAAGGTTGCAGTATCATCTATCAATCCACCTTCAGCATCATCAACATCAAATAGCTTCATCTTCGACCTATCAACACCAATCACGAATCTCTTGTTGCTGCTAGGATCATTGTACCTATTCTTGAGTTGCTTTACCATGATCTGACCAAGTGACTCTAGTTCTTCACTTGAAATCAAAGCAAACATCAAGTCGGCTGTTGCGGGTAGTCCAAAAGACTCGCTCGTATCTTCAAGCCCAACATCTGAGTTAGAGTAACCACTACGAGTCGTTTGCGTTGCAGTGATAATCGGTACTTCGAACTCGACTGCGAGTCCACGTAGTTCTTCTGCAATAGCCTTAATATAAGTGTACGAATTGATCGATCCCCCCATGCCTTTCATTCTACTAGATGCACATATATTGAGATAGTCAACAAAGATCATCTCAGGTACAAAGTCTCTTTTCAGCTTAAGTTCGTTTAGTAATGCTCTGAAGTGACCTGTATGTGCTGAACCTGTTGGATATTCTTTTACAATAAGTTTACCATTGTTTTTACCTGCAATATTATGTACTTTATCTATCAGCATTTCTTTTGATAGAGTTTCTAGTTGATCAAGAGGTATGTCTAATAGGTTTGCATCAATGCGTTCAGCAATACGTTCTTCTGCCATTTCCATTGTAATATATAGCACATTGCGACCTTGTGTCATGGCATTAGCTGCCACATGACACATGAACAGAGATTTACCAACACCTGTACCTGCTAGTGCAACATTCAGTGTTTTGTTAGGCAATCCACCTTTAGTAATCTTATTGAAATACTCTAAGTCGAATGGAATACGCTCTTCTTGCTCATGATAGAAATCGTAACGATCAGAAACATTGTCCACATAGTCGTGTCCAATGTTAGCATCAAAAGAAACTGCCAAGGCTTTAGTCAATAGATCAGGGAGTGCGTTCTTAGTAAGATCCTTATGCTTACCATCAATAATGGAGATAGACTCCATAATAGCATTATGTATCGCTCTATCCTGACACCACTTCTCAGTAGTATCTTCTAACCACTTGTCATTGGCCTTGGCAGTTTCTTTATCAAAGATGATTGGAAGTATTTCAAGTGCAGCAGTATACTGGTCAGGATTAAACCTTTCACTCTGATCAATATCAATTTTTAAGCTTTCTTGAGTAGGAAGCTTATTATACTTAGCCACATACTTCGCAATCTGTTTAAATAGTTGATTGTACACTCCTTGAAAATATTCTGGTTTTATAAAAGGAAGAACCTTACGCATGTAAGGTTCCTCTATTAATAAGTGACGTAGTATTACTTGTTCTAAATTTATCATGCTCTAACAATCATTTTGGTTTACCATCGACTCTAATAGTATAACTAAAATGCGGCACAGCGTCAACCCCATGATAGTCTAATATATTAAATGTATAGAAAGTATAATCTTTAGGTTTATATATTTTCTTTTTAGTAATCGGATTCCACACATAAACAGGTCTATAATGACCGGGATTAAAGTTGATATGAAGTTTATACGGACCATCAGGCTCATCGATGTGACATGGAACAGAAGACCCTGCCCATGATCCGTATATCATAACTCTACCAACTTCGCTAAAAGGCATTTTATTTTCAATCACATGCTTGGTGTAAGGTGTTTGATCTGCAATACTTGCCCAAGGAGTAATATCCTGATCTCTTAGCTTAAACCTATTAGGCTTTAGTGGAACAGCCCATGCCCAAGGTATATCAATCTTTCTTTTAAAAATACGATACTTTCTACTTTCCTGAGTGCTCATGCCTTTCTGATTAGGTATAGTCGGATCTTCAAGAGGTGGCCTACCCTTTTCTTCAGGAAAATCTGGTGGTTTATCACCGTATACGTTTGGTATAAAGTTTAAATCAGCTTTGACTAATGCTCTGCAGACTTCCTCATCAATCCTTGACATATCAGCATCAACATGGAAATTCTCAAAGGCTTTTCCGTTAATGCCTTTAAGAGGAAGATCACCACTGTATTGCAAACGTTTTTTGGTGTTAATCCGTTCCATTTTCAGTCCTAGTCACTTGCCTTTCTAATATATCGTATAATATTTCTCCTGTAGTATGATGCCAATCAATATCTTCATGAGGTTTCCAATCCTCACCAAGAACATCGGACACAACATCTGATGTGAATGTCAGTGTCTCACCATCCTCGCCAACCTTGAGTTCCCCAAAGTTGAATACAGTTTCTATGTATGGGCCTGTTTTAATTCTGATGTTCCAATGATCATTTTGTCCTGGGATCAGTTCGTAGTCAATGTTTTCTTTCATATTTAAACCTCAATGATAGTCCTAACTTTTCATAAACATCGTGTGATGTACAATGTATTCTACGATTGTCAAATATAACCGCTTGACCTTGAACAAAATCAAATATATCAGCAGTCATTCCTTCTAGTAGAGATATATCAAAATAGTGTAGGTGTTTCTTATGTAACTCGCTATCAAAAGGATCTTTAGTTTTGTTAGCGATATCAAACTCGTTAGGGGAGCCTTTAGTCAGCGTGTTAACTTTAAATTCAGGGATAGGCAAGTTCATGTTCCAAGTCACAGAATCTTCCATCCACATCTGGTCAAAAATAACTAAACTTGCATCCCCCTTAATATCTAGAGGAATGACAAAGTTTATACTATTATCTAAATGTTTTTTGTAATCAGTGTGTGGCATATATGGCATAGAATGTTTGTAGTAGTTTCCACTAACAAAAGATACTTCTTCTTTTAAAGTTTCTGCTACAATATCCGTAAAGTAATCTATATGTACTCTTGGATCAGCCTTTGCCATATGTTTAGTTCTATATTCACTATGAGATTCATAATCGTCTATACATTCCATAATAACATTACTGTCGATTGGAACTATATTCATTAAAAATCTTCCGCTTCTTTGACAATCTCATCCATATCCACAACTGACTTATACCCAATCTGATATTGCTTCTTTAAGAAATCCTTAAAATCTGTTTCAGCAAAGATTGGATTCCAGAAAGATTCATCAAGAGTGGCATCGTACCGTACCTTAGGTCCAATCTCTCCAGTTTTCTGATCAACCACAGCATACCAGCCATTGGAAGGCTTAGTAGCATAACCACCAGCAAGAGCACAATCGAGAAGGCCAGAATAATGTTTGACACCAGCATCCCAAGACACAGTGATAGGAATCTTCGACTTCTCTTTAACAAATCTGCTTTTGTCCACATTAATAACAAAATGATATCCTTGTATTTCAGTTCCTTTTTTATCTTGTTGTCTACCAATAATCCAAACGGTATCTGCACTATACATGACACCTGTACCGCCAGATACAATATCCTTTGGAAACAAACCAATCTCTTTGTATGTGTGATTGATTGCAATCAGTGGAACATTTTTTATCGTCAAATTTGTCGTAATCATACGAAACAAACTTTTAAACGCTTTTGCACGTGTCATGTCTGCAACTGATTTTCCATCCATCGCATCATCTACTTCTTTCTTCGAAGCCAAGTTACCAATAGAGTCAATAATGATAATAACCTCATCACTACGTTCAAGACTATCTAACTGAGAAACAATATCAAACTTTAACTCTTCTATATTGGTGATAGGCACATGCAGCACACGATTTGTATCCACATCAAACTGATCAAAGTATGCCTGAGGTGAACCAAACTCTGAGTCATAAAAAATCACCACTGCATTAGGCTTTGCCTTCAGATATGACGAAGCCATCATCAAAGCAAAGGATGTTTTAAAATGTTTAGATGGTCCTGCAAGAACTGTTACACCTGAATACAGTCCACCATCAACATCACCAGATAGTGCCACATTCAGCATAGGCACATTCGTAGGAGTCATTTCTTTTTCATTAAAGAACTTAGATTCAGTCAGTACTTCCGTTGTCTTGATCTTGCTGTTCTTCTTTAGTTTGTCCATAATTGACATTTTGTTCTCTTTCTCTATCGTTTAAATCGTATTCACTACGTATCTCATTGTTTAGATTTTGTACTGTCTTCCAAATCTCAGAAGACTGATCAGTTTTAGTATCAATAAAGTTAATAAACGCAGACAGGTCTTTTGGAAAGCATGCTCCACCAAAACCATCACGTCCATCATGACCGGGGATCTTCATATGACTATGACCGATACGTGGATCTATCATCAATGCACGTGACAACTGATTGTAACTACCCCCATATTCATCCATAACTTTCTTGAGTTGGTTCATGAATGTAACCTTCATAGCAAGATAGTTGTTCACAGTGTACTTGAAGAATGAAGCTTCTACAGGAGACATTGTGATAGTCTGTGCAGGGTTAGCCAAAGAGAAGTAGTTATACAATCCTTCTAAGTGGGATGCTGCTTCCTGCTGCTGTACACCAAAGATTCTAAAACGTGCATTAGTCATACCTTCTTTAGCATTACTCTCATTTAAGAACTCAGGCTCATATACGATACGTCCATCGATACGGGATAAACGATCAATAACATCAGGTGTAACAGTTGATTTGATTACAATAAATGCATCAGTCTGATTTACTAAACGCATCACAGCCTCATCAATAGCCTTAGTATCAATGCTACCGTCATCAGATGCAGGTGTAGGCAAGCAAATGAAAACGCAGTTTGGTTGCCATGAGCAAAGATCTTGTAGTGTATTTTCACTATACTTTGGATCTACAACAAACTTCTCAACAGAGTTTGTAGAGAAAATATAGTCAACAGCTTTACCGACAAAGCCATGTCCAATAATACCTAGTTTAAAGTTTTGCTCTCTGCGTTTTACCACAGGTTGCAGTTCAGGTTCATTCATTTGTTATATCCTTCATAAGTTCTTTATCATATACTCTTTCTCTTAAATCCGTAGAGGAAAATCTATGATCTCTTTTATTATACTTTATCTCAATACCTCTTTTGGCACATATCTTTCTGCCTGTAAAGGTAGTATCTTTATACTCTTCTCCGATTATTCTAACATGTATTTCAAACAATTGCAAGATGTCTTCTAAATCTTTTTCAGATTCATAAGGAATTATTTCGTCAACATACTTAACACCCTGTAGCTGAGTCCATCTTTCAACTAGACTTTGAACTGGTGGATTTTTTTCTTCTCTGTCTTTGGATGGATCTACCTGCAGTCCACATATCAAATAATCGCAATGGTTTTTTGCTTCTCTTAACATAGCAATATGACCTGCATGAAGCAGGTCAAATGTGCTAAATGTGATACCTGTAATCATGTCTTTACATATGGTCCATCATCATCACGATCAATGGTAAACGTCATAGTACCACCACCTCCAACATCAGTTTCATCATATAACGTAGAAGTGTTGATAGTTATAGTTTCCTCATCATCATCCATATAACCTACTGTCTCTCTTACAATATCATGATGATTAAACTCAGCCCAATACAATTCATAAGCAACACCTGATTCTAAACATTCAAACTGATGATATAGCCCCGGCTTTACCTTATGATATTCACCTGCTTTAAGATGAGTAATGTCACAAAGATCATAATCTTGTTGCCATGTACGAATAAGCATCTTACCCGACTCTACATAAAATCCATTCCACTTGTAACGATGTAAGTGTTTAGAGCATACACCACCTTCTTCCATTTCGATACGATGAAACTCTAAAGCACCATTGGCTTCAATAAGTTCTGTCGTACCCCATACTTTACCTGCTTTCATTTTTAAATCCTTTATAGTTACGATCAATAGCTACAGTTTCTTTAGTTGTTAACTGTGTAATGCGCTTGTGTGCAGAGTTTAGTTGTTCTTGCAAATCTCTTACATTTTTCTGTAACATTTCTATAGTTTTACCTTGAGAAATAATGATCTTTCTATTTTTCTCTGCTTCCATTTCATCTGGTAACATGTTCTACTCCCAATAATCATCAATGGTGCGTCTACCAATATTTTCTCTACCGATATCTATAAGTTTCATGCCATACTCAGGATCACTAGAATATTCTAGACTATCAACCTTTTTTAATCGGTTCTTTCTAAATGGTCTGTAGTCAACATGATGATGCCACCGATTGAACTTCCAAACCACTTCTGTAACATCAGGGTGCATTTCCTTTAGCATTTCTGACTTAGGTAACGTACCCTCTTCAGCATAGAACTCTTTAGTGTTACCGCCACTGACACGTTGAGTTGTACCCTTGTCGGCTAGAAAGGCATTGAACTGTACAGTACACCAACCATCCTTTAATACTCTTAGAGACAGATCAGTGTCTTCATTATATCTGCCACGCCATCTGTAAGGAATATCATTGCGGATCAGCAGACACGAATATATTCTTGTATTAAAGATAAGAGGTGGCACAGGATCAGTTGCCTTACAAAACTTACTATAGTTTGGTCCTGCAATAGCAACATTAGTGTATCTATCACAGAAGTCTTCCATGGCTCTGAACCATGACAGTGTTCTGACCGCAACCTTTACGTTTCTATTTAGACGGTGAAAGTCATAGATGTTATCATCCATAACCCAATGCCATTTAGTGCCATACGTCTGTATAGAATGATCCCATGCAAAGTTCCTAGCAGCACCTGGCCCCTTGCTCTTAGTATTACCCAAATCATCAAATGTATCATAAGTATCCTGATATGTTTTATCAAGAACTAATAGCTTATCACGATCAAAGTGCTCTGCATATCTGTCTAGCTGATCTTCTTCAACCACGATATGATAGTCCACAGAAAGTCTATCAAGAAGCTCTGCAGTCTTGCATTGATTCCAACGGTTCTTGGAAACCACATATACAGGATACTTATTTCTCATTGTGGATTATTTACCCAATAGATTGTGTTTGGTGGCAGAAACCCATGAATAAACCAAGCGTTACCAAACATAGGAGACCCACCACCTGTGAAGTCCACACGATTATTATAAACCAATGCAGACATGCCATAGTCCATGAACATTTGTCCACGTCTTTTACCTTGAAATGATGCTACAGGTAAGAACAATGCAAATGGCTTACCTAGATCATAACAATGTCTGATAAACTTATCTTTTAGACTGTAGGGTGGATTTGTAATAACACCATCATACACATCACCACACACACAATCAAAGAAGTCACGTCCATCAGATCCAACCATATTATAGCCGTATTTGTGAAATCCGTCAAGTATATTCGAACTCTTTCCACTCGTAGCTTCGTAGTAGGTTTTATCTTTATCTAAGTATTCTAGTAATGGCAGAACCTGATCTGATGGTGTATAGCACTCATCACTCTCTGCAGTATTAGAAAGTTGTTTCAGAATGTTGAGACTAGTCATCGTCTATCCACCGTAGTCCTGCATTCTTTCCATGTTCTAATCTTGGGTGCCAAATACTTTTTGTTTTAACATTAACTTTCTGTCCGATAAGTTCACCAAACTCTTTAAGATCCTCTTTGGTTTCAAAACGAACAATGATCTTTGCATATGGTTCAGATTTCTCCTGTACAAACTCAGGCATGTTTACCCATTCTTCTTCAGGAAGATTACCTGTTTTTAACTCACCATCAGAATCTAAAAAGTCTAGCAAAGTACTCATGATATAACTCCATTCTTGTATGCGTACTCTAGAGCGTTGTTTGCCTCTACATGTAAAGGTCTGTGCTCATATCTATTTCCAGTGTCTCTGTCTATCTGTCTACACAGAGTTTCTATCTCAGTTGCCGTAATAGCGTACTGCTTCTCAACAGCATTGCTTGCTATAGATACCATAATCTTATAGATCATAGCATACCTACCACTATTGTCTATCCCTGCAATACTCTTGAAGTCACGCACAAGGTTTTTGTTTACGAATGGACAGTCTTCATATGATGAATAAACTATATCGTTATTACTCATCTTATCTTTACGATAGTCTAGGATCTGTCTTTGCCATTCCTCAGGTAAACGATCCATAAAGTTCTTACTATCTTTCTTTTCATTATACTCCCACTTTGACATTAAGTCAATAGGGTTTATATAGCTACCGCTAGTATTAGTAAAAATAAAGTTGAAAGCGTCATTGTACGTAGCAGGGACATAATACATTCTAGATAGATCTTTAGTTTGTTTATCTCCAATCGAATCGAGTTCGGAGTTGAGTGCGAACCAGAAATGTTTGATAGACTCTCTTTGCACAGTTGCTCTAAGAGGGAAGACAAGTCTAAACTTTGGTAGACCATGCTTGCTGCTTGCAGTAGAATAGCAAACAAAATAGTACTTACCATAAGTGCTAATAAGCTCATCTTCTAAGTTCCCATTAAATTGATGATCGTCAACATCAACAGCAGCCCAACCACCCCAATGTAGTACATTTTTGTTTGCCCTAGTTGTGCCAGTTTCATAGACAGCAGGAGAAATAAGTTCCGCATTTTTCTTTCCTTCTAATGGTCTCTCTGAAAGCTTATATAAGAACTTCTCAAACTTACTCCACTCATCGAAGTCTAGCTTACGATGAGTTTGATTATCAAATTGGTTCTTGAATATCGTAACTGCGTACATGATATAAGTTCACTGTTCTTCTATGCGTTAATTTATCATTATTCCTAGTATAATACTCGAATTCTCTCACAAAGTCAAGATTGTTTTTCCAATAGTTTACTGCCCTTTGTTGATCTTCAAGTTCCATGTTATCAATCAACACAACAGGTATCTCTAATATTAACGCAGATTTAATATCTTCTAATACAGCGCCAAATGTATGCCCGGCGTCTATGAATATAGCATCATAGAAATTAATTTTTTCTTTTTTTCTAGATTCATCTGAAAAATCAGCAAGAAAACGAAATCGGTCTCTATACTTTTCTTTTGCTTTCAGCCAAATTCTTTTCGATTCAAATGTACTCTCCCATGGGTCATATGATTTGAGGCTTGCATTAGGAAAAGCTTCTAAGAACCAAGTGGCAGAATGACCATAGTTGAAGCCAAACTCTAATATGTTTTTAAAATCATAGTTGTCTTGAAGATAAGTGAACATATCTGCGATGTATTGGGTTCTTGGTAAAGAACCTTTAAATCCTCTGCTTTCCCCAACAAACTTATTTCTAGATAATAATCTCATCCAAAAAAATCCTCTAAAGTTGCTCTAGGTTCTACATGCCACCCTATAGCGTCTAGAATAAACTTCAAGGGTTCGATGAATGATTTCTCAAACATTATATCATAGTCAACGTACTTATGCAACTTTATTTCTGTAGGTAATACTGCAGGAAACGATATCACATTTTCTCTGATAGGGTTTGGTTTACGTAGATAAATGAACTTAATCTTCTCGCCATTCTTGATGGTTTCGTACCTCTTATCCAAGCCATGCTGTTTAATATATATGTTGTACAACAAAGATCCACGCACATGAATAGGCGTACCCTTCAAATAAATATCTTGATCGCATTTCCACTTGTCAACATCACTTACACCTCTTGGGAATGCCACTGCCTCAGGTGGTAGAGACTTAAACTCTGCCCTAAACCGTGAAATATAATCTTGTGTCTCTTGCTCTGTGCCTTCAATAATGACACGAAAGATCTCTTTGAACTTATTACGAACAACCTCAGGTGTGGATGACTTGATAGCCTCAATGCCCATCATCTTAAGCTTTGGTTGTGCGTACTGTACTCCTTCGTTATTGTGAACGTTTAGG